CGAATGTGATGACGCTCTCGACCACGACCTTCCCGAGTGGGTGGGATGGGGCGACCTACCCCATTGGTACTGCGATTGCAAACTCCAGTGCGGGGTCTGCGTACAAGTACTGCACAGCCGCGAATGAACTTGAGCCAGCCGAGTGGACAGAGTACTCAGGGCTCATCGGCGGGGTAGACACCGCGGGAGGCAACGAGCTATACAAGTTCGCGCCGGGAACAGCTGGCGTCAAACTGCTATGGCTGCTGAACCGCACAGTCGGCAACACTACGTCGATCTTCGCGCCCTACTTCGGTGAGCCGAGGATCAAGACGGCGGCTGTGAGCGGGGACATGACCCTACAGGTCAATGGTGGCTCTGTGGCCCGAAGTATCGACGTGCAGACGTTCGCGTCTTCAGGCACGTGGACCAAGCCAACTGGCGCCGTGAACTGCGAAGTCCTTATGTGGGGCGGCGGTGGAGGCGGCGGCGGTGGCGGAGTAGGCAGTGTAACGGCGTCTGGAAACCAAGGCGCAGGCGGCGGAGGGTCTGGCGGCGCGTTCATGCGGCTCAGGTATCTGGCGTCAGACCTCGGGGCCACGGAAGCCGTGACGGTCGGAACAGGTGGCGCTGGTAGCGCAGGCCGGTTCTGGTCTGAAGGTGGTGGTGGAGGTGACGGCGTAACCGGGATTGCCGGGGTGGCCAGTGCCTTCAACGGGATCAGCTGCCCTGGCGGCTTGGGAGGGCTCAAGGGCACGACCTCTGGTGGCGCTGGTGCTAACGAGGCCATCGAGGGAATCACATACGGCCAGCTGACCGCTGATATAGATCAGGCGGTTAGCGGCGGTGCTGGTGGGGACAGCAGTGCTGGATCAGACGGCGGACGCCATTGGGCGGGCGGTGGATCGGGCGGAGGCGGCGGCAGTACCACTGGCAACGCTGGCGGAGAAGGTGGCGGCATCTACACAGCAACGGGCGCGAACCGCGGCGGAGAAGCCGGCACGGGTACGGCGGCTGCTGCGCTAAACCTCGGTGGAGGGGGCGGAGCAGGCGGCGCCGGATCGACTGACGCAGTAGCAGCCAACGGTGCCGCAGGCGGAGTCCCGGGCGGCGCAGGCGGTGGCGGCGGTGGTGCTGTAGTTGTCAGCACGGAAGCTGACGGTGGCGGCGGCGGAAATGGCGCAGCTGGGCAAGTAGTCGTCATCACATACTTCTAACACGACAGGAATGACATGCCGCGCATCCCGAAGAAGGTAGCGCCAAAAGGCTCACAGCCAGGGAAAAGGCTGACAGAACAGCAGAAAGAGGCCATCTTCCAGATGTTCCTCCTCACTGGCAATAAGACAGAAGTGGCACGGCGCATGGGCCTGAGCGACGGTGCGGTGCGCAAGCACCTCAAGATCGTCGCCAACGAGACCGACCCTGAGTTTCAGGCGGCGCGCCGCGCCGCGCGCTTGGAGCTACAGGGCAAGGTCCAGGCCAAGGCGCACGGCATCCTCGACTCGATCTCGGCGCAGGACCTAGAGTCCGGGCGGCTTGACGTACGTGACGGCACCGGGCAGATCGTCCGGGTCATCGAGTACGGCCCGAGCCTGATGGCGAAGGTCACGGCCCACGCCATCCTCGTGGACAAGGTGAAGGTCATCGAGGACATGAACCTGGCCATCGACGGCGAGGACGACAGGAACGCGCTGCTCACGCCGGATACGATCGCGGCGCTAGTGTCAGGGCTCAGAGGAAAGCTGAAGTCCATCGCCATTCTGAAGGCGGACTTCGCCACAGAACAGCCCGATCTCTCCCAGCGGATCCAGTCCAAGCTCGAAGAGGCTACTCTGGTAGAGCCGATCGAAATACTCAGCATGGACTCTCTCGATGGGAATGACTAATGAAAACGAGGAAGATCCTGTCTCTTATGGACTGCAAGTCCAACAAAGAGTACTGGACAGAGCTAGACTTCGAGGGCATGGAGCTAGAGGACATAGAGTGCGAGGTAGGGCGCTTCGTCCTTGCAACGCTGGTCCAGGTCAAGCGTAGTGCTTTGGAGGAGCCCTGTATGCACCTCAGCGCCGTACAGATGACAGAGGAAGCGTATCAGGAGATGAAGAGCCCCAAAGAAGATGTTTTGGAGGAACTACAGGAGTTGATGAAGGATGTCCAGTCAGGCCGAAGTACAGGAGACAATAGCTGAACTTCAGCAACTCTGGCGTGAATTGTCGGCGTTTGAGCTGGCGTTCACCACAAAGAAGATATGCTTCTACCAGCCCATTGGCAATCAGGCGAAGTTCCATGCGGACGACGAGTGTCAGGTCAGGTTGGTTCTTGGTAGCAACCGTTCCGGTAAATCTGTAGCAGGCGTGGCCGAGGCCATAGCACACTCGCTCGGTTACCGACCCTGGTTGCCCGAGGACCATCCTAACCGGATAGTCCGTCTCTCTAGCGGTGAGCCCATCCCGGTACCAAACATCGGGCGGGTCATCGCGCAGAACGCGCAGCAGGCCATCAACCAGACGATCTGGCCCAAGTACCAAGAGTGGGCGCCCCACGGCTGGTACAAGGTCAAGAAGGACAACCGCGGCATCCCGGTGTCCCTCACGTGGAAAAACGGCTCGATCGTCTACTTCATGTCGAACGAGCAGGACGACATGGCGTTCGAGGGAACGAACGGCCATTGGTTCTGGGGAGACGAGCCCTTCGACTACCGCAAGTACACCGGCCTGAAGCGCGGACTGGTTGACTTCGACGGGCACTGCTGGATGACCATGACGCCGCTGACTCAGCCGTGGATTCATGACGTGGTCGTGGCGCGGGCGGGAGACCCGGACGGTGCCGTCAAGATGTACAAGTTCAGCATTTGGGACAACTGCACGGAAAATGGCGGGCACCTGTCGCGCAGCGCGATCGAGGAGTTCCTGTCGGATCTGAGAGAGGACGAAATGGAGGCGCGCCTCCACGGCAACTTCCTCCATCTCGCAGGACGTGTATATAAGGAATGGGAGCCGGAAGCCCCATACTGGATCACGCCGCACAAGATCCCCGCTACGTGGCCCCGCGTCGTGATAATCGACCCGCACCCACGAAAGCCGATCGCGGTGATGTGGGCGGCGATGACGCCCAACGACGGGCTCATTGTCTACCGGGACCTCTTCGACACCCAGCTCCGCACTGTGAAGCAGGTGGCGGACAGGATGAAGGAGCTGGAGGGCTGGCGCTGGAATCAGCGAAGTGAGCAGTGGACGGTAACTTCGGACACAGAAATCATCGCGCACCGGATCATCGACAACTCGGCGCAGGCCGATGAGAAGACCAGCGGGCTCTCTGTCCGCGGCGCCTTCTCAGACGAGGGCATCCTCACTGCGCTGGCGAACAAGGCCAACGCAGCCTCGGGCTACGACGCTATCCACGATGCGCTCCACTGCAAGTACCAGTGGAGCCAGCCGAACCTACAGGTGTTCAACACGTGCAAGCACGTGAAGAAGAACTTCCAGAACTTCTGCTGGGACGATTGGAACACCGATCGCCAGCGGGACCTCAAGGGCGACAAGCAAGAGGTCCGCAAGAATCACGACGACTTCATCGACTGCATCCGCTACATCTACCAAGCCCGCCTGCGCTTCGACCATCTGAAGCGCATGTCGAAGAAGGCAGTAGAGTACAGGGACACAGTCGAGACGTACGGAACCAACATTAGAACGGGCCAGCACAAATGGCGCGAGGAGAAAGACAATGGCAGACGTACTGCGCGTCGTAGAAAACGCCCGGCTTAGGCTGACCCGTGACGGGGTTACCCACTACAATCTGGTCTACGCCCCGACGAACGAGGCGTACACCGAGTATGCCAGTGACCGGCTGGTTATGGCTGTCAGCTCCGGGCAGGTCCAGGCCAGCCTCGGCGGCGTGACCGCCGGGGAGCACCTCATGCTCACCACCGACCAGCCCATCAAGGTGGGCGTCAACAGCACCACATTCGTGTGGACCGTGAACAAGTTCCTCATGCTGAACGGGTCGATCACGGCCCTGTACCTTGAGAACGAAAGCGCGGCGAACACGGCAACTGTCGAGTTCATCGTGACGGACTAGGAGCACCATGTCAGACAGCATCAAGCTGACTCCTGAACAGCAGGTGGAAAAGGGAGACGACCTAGTCAAGCTCATCGAGATGGATGTGCGGGACCGGGTCGCGCAGCTCCACCGCAACCGCTTCGTGCGCCGGGCCTACTACGGCCCGTCCGACTCAGCCTCCTACGACTGGGACAACGCCGCGGCCAACATCGAGCTACGCATCGTCACGGAGAAGATCGAGGGAGCGGTCCCGAAGATCAGCTCTGCCTTCTGGAACGCCGACCCGATCGTGAACGTGCATAACGTCTCGCGGGCCGTGGACGAAGAGGCTGTGGACAACAACCAAGCCTACGTCAATTATCTGTTCGACCAAGGAATCGAGGACATCTACGCCACCACGCAGATGTGGTTCCGCAACACGCACCTCGACGGCGTCTCGGCGCTGAAGGTGTGGTACGACTACCAGACTCGCCCCACGGTTGTGTGCGAGCGCGTGAAGTCGTGGTGGACCCAGGGCTCGATTGACCTGACCCAGCAGCCCGTGCCACAAGACCGGATCAAACTGCCGATCGAAATCCTCATGGAGCACTTCGGCCCCTTCGTGGGCGAAGGCCCTGTGTCCCGGGGAATCCTCGACCTAGAGGAAGAGGGCGGGACTCGCGCCTCCGACGAGGAGGGCCCATTCGACGACCTGAAGTACCGCGTCACGTTCGTTGAGGACAGCCGCGTCTTCGAGAACGTGCTCGTCCGCTTCGAGGAGAGCGACCGCACGGACGAAGTCATTATGAAGATCCACCGGCACATCCCCGTCCATGACGGCGTGCGGGTGGAGGTAGTCGAGTTCGAGGACCTGATCGTCCCCTTCCGCACCGCCAACCTCCAGCGCGCACCGCGGGTAACGCACCAGTTCTGGATGACGATGAAGGAGATCGAGAAGAAGGTAAAGGACGGGGAATACGACCTGACCGACGACGAGCTGGCTGACATGCGCGCTACCCTCACGGGAGAGCGGCAAGAGGAGTTGCAGGACAACATGCTCCTGCGGGACCAGAAAGACAACGTCACGGCACAGAGTGGCAAGTGGGACTCGGGCAGCGGGATGGCCCGGATGGAAGAGTACAGCGACAACAAGCTGCTCTTCTTCGAGGTCTACTGCCGGGACGACGTGACGGGCGACGGTGCCAGCGAAGTCATCTACACGATCCCCTACTCCACCAAGCGCATCGTGAGCGCGGAGTTCCTCGAAGAGAAGTTCCCGCACGGACGACGCCCCTTCCCCGACCTGCACTACCTGCGGGTCAGCGACCGATGGGCGTCCGTCTCGATGGGCGAGATCCTGGCCCCGATTCAGATCGAGGTCAACACCATCGTGAACATGGTGAACGACGCGCAGGAGCTGCTGAACAACCCGTTCTTCTTCTACGTGCCGTCCGCCTTCAGCTCCGACCCCGCCTCGCTAGGCGACCTTGAGCCTGGCCAGGGCGTGCCGATCGGTGACCCGAACGGCGTCATCTTCCCGACGTTCCCGCAGCAGCCGCTGGCAAACTTGTCCGCGGTGGACTCAATGCTGCTCTTCGCCGACCGGCTGACAATCAGTCCGCAGGCGTCCAGCGGGTCGAACCAGACTCGCAACGCCCCGCGCACGGCGCGTGGCACCCTGGCCCTCCTGTCAGAGGGCAACGTCAAGACGGACATGTTCGTGGACGACGCTGGTCGCGGGGGCTTCCCCGAGCTGGCCCATCAGGTCCACGCGCTTGAATCAGAGTTCGGTCCCGAAGAGAAGTTCTTCTATGTGACCGGAGAGTCCAAGCGCGTCAAGATCACGCAGAAGGAGCTGCGCGGGCGCTTCATGTACAAGTTCCACGGCAACTCCGTGAACACCAACCGTGAGGTCATGCGGACGATCGCGCAGACGCGCTACGCCACGCTGGCATCGGACCCGCTCTACCAGATGGATCTGGTGGCGAGACAGCACCTCATCGACGATTTCCTGCGGCACTTCTCCGAGGGTGCCGACATTGAGAAGCTCAAGCCTCGCCAGCCCGGACAGGGTGACAGGTTGCCGCTTCCGCCCGACACCGCGGTTCGCATGATGATGCAGGGGATGCCGATCCAGGCTCACCCGATGGAAGACCACGCCGCGTACGTGTCGCACATTGATAGACTGATGCAAGGCAAAGAGTTCGAGATGATGCCGGAGTTCGCCGTGGCCCTTATCGCGTCCAACTACCAGCAGCACGCCCAAATGCAGCAACAGCAGATGGTACAGCAGGGCGGACAGCCCGCCGGCGGTGGCCAAGCCAACAACGTGCCTACTCAGATGGGTGACTTGGAAGGCGGGGTAGCGTGAGCATCCTGAACAACATGCCGTCAGATACACGAGAGAAGACTGTGAAGGCGTTTGACAAGCTCGTCGAAAGCCTAGACGCAGGAACCATCACCGCAGCCCGAGCGCAAACCA